GACAATGAATAAGCTGCTTAAAAAGCTGCTAGGCCTTCTCTTCCCGGGGATTGACGGAGATGCAGATGACCTTCCTGATGATCCTGACGCACTCGATCCCGCTGATGATGCTGTTGATGATCTTCCTGATGACGATTTGCCTGACGATCCTCCTGCACGGCAAGTCGCAGCGCGTCGCGATGATGCTGCTGACCGTCTGGCTCGGCTGGAAGCTGAAGTCGAACGCCGGGGCCGCGCAGCGGAAGAACGCGAGCGCGCTTCTCGCACGCCAACGGTAGACGCGGAATTTCAACGCGAGGAAGAACGCCTTCACGCCGCCGACGTGTCGGAAATGGAGCGTTGGCAGATCCAGGCGAACCGCACGTTGCGCGCTACGCAAGCCGAAGCACGGCAAGCGATGTTCCAGGCGCAAGACATGTCCGACCGTGCGCGCTTCGAGGCAAAGATCAGCACCGAACCGCGCCGCGCGAAGTACACAGAGCGCGTGGAAGAGGAAGTCAAGAAAGCGCAATCGCGCGGCCAAATGGCTTCCCGTGAGGATGTGTATTACTGGATGCTCGGCAAGGATATCGCTGACGGCAAGCTGAAGCCGAAAACGAAATCTGCGCCTGCTGTCGCGCGGGGCAAACCTGCCGGCGTGCGCAGCGACGTTCAAGGACGAGGCCGTCCGAGTTCCGACCGTGACAAGCTGCGTTCGCGGCTTGACAACGTGAATATTTAACCCGCAAGAGGAAACCATGAAATCTTTGCGTAAGTTGGGCCTCCTGTGGGCCTCGATGTTCCCCGGCGTGACCAATCAATCGACCAGCGTCACGGCCGACGTTGAAGCGTACATTCAAGAAGAAGTTGAGCCGCTCGCGCGCCGCCAACTGGTCGCATACCAGTTCGGCAAGCCGTTGAAGCTCGACACGAATCGCGGCACGACGTACACGGCTTCGCGCTATCAGCGTCTCCCGTTGCCGTTCGCACCCTTGCAAGAAGGCGTAGCGCCCCCCGGCGAAGCGATGGCCCTGCAACAAGTCTCGGCCACCGCTCAGCAATGGGGCGATCGCGTCATTATCACCGACGTGGCGAACCTGACCATCAAGCACCCGCTGTTCCAGCAAGCGTGCGAACTGGTCGCGCTGCAATTGCCGGAAACGCTGGAGCGCAACACGTTCAACACGCTGATGGCAGCAACCCAGGTGAACTATGCCGGCGGCAAAGCAAGTCGCGCGAACCTGCTGGCAACCGACGTGATGACGCCGCACGAGAACAACCGCATTGTCGGTTCGTTCCTCACCTACGGCGTGCCCCGCTTCATGGGCGATGAGCGCGAAGACATGATGATCGAGGCTGGCGCGTACCGCGATCCGTCGAAGTCCCCCGCCGTCATGCAGCACTACATTGCTCTGATCCACCCGCTGTCGGCGCAGGACATGCGCGAAAACACGACGGTCGTGAACGCCTGGTCGTACAGCGACGTGAACCGTCTGTACAACAACGAACTTGGGCCTTTCGGCGGTTCGCGCTTCGTCGAATCGAACATGATCCCGTTCTTCACGGGCGCAGCAGCGATCCAGGGTACGGCTTCAACGTCCGGCGGCACGCTCGCAACGAACGCCGGTTACCAGATCATCGTGACCGCAGCGCCCGCGCAAACGTCCGTTGAACAGGTTATCTATCAGGTGTCGAACGCAATCAGCGTTACCGGCCCCACGGGTTCGATCAGCGTAGTCTTGCCGCAACTGGCCGGATACGTGTTCAACGTGTACATCGGCACGTCGGCAACACCGGGTAACCTCGCCACGGCCATCGGCCTGGGCGTACCGGTCACCGGCCCGCTCGCGGGTCAAGCCACGCAGCTTCTGCCGAACCAGACCGTCACCTTGACGGGTATCGGCGTAGCTCAAACGCCGCCGGCAGCCCCGGCGACGGGCGTATCTGTGTTCCCGACGATCTACATCGGCAATCACTCGTACGGTCAAGTGCTTCTGGAAAACCCGGAATTCCACTACCTCACGGGCGCTGACAAGTCGGATCCGCTGAATCAGACGCGCGTTGTGTCGTGGAAAGTCTTTTACGGGTCGATCATCTTGAACCAAGCGTTTTTGGCACGCGTGGAAGCTGGCTCCGGATTTACGCCGGGGTATACTGGCGGCACTGTGACAACCCCGTAATCGGAGACTGATCTAGATGCCACCGCGCACCCCCCAGGATCCGCCGAAAGGCGGAGACGACTTCGAAGAAGAAAACAGTGCTTCGGCGGAGACGCCGGAGCAACTGAAAGCCCGAATCGCGGAACTTGAAGGCGAGTTGCGCCGGTCTGGCGCAGCCCGCTTGATCGCGGAGGAAGAGTCGGCGCGCTTGTCGGCGCAGGCTCAGAATTCCATGTTCACGACCAACGTCACGGAGCGCTTTTCGCGCGTAGCCGATGACGGCTCGGATGTGTACTGGTATCGTATCGATCTTGCACCGTGTGGCGGAACCGAAATCAAGATCAACGGCACCCCGTACTATCACGGTTCGACCTACGAGTTTCGCACCGATCTGTTGCGCTCGGTGAAGGAAATCGTGGCGCGTACGTGGGATCATGAGAACAACATCATGGGTTCGAACGAGAACGCCTATAAAGTTGCGCAAGACCGCGTTCTTCGCGGCGAACGTCGACACTAAGAGGGATCATGGATCAGAAAACCGCAGTTTTGGGCAACTTCCAAATCAACATGCCGGGGCCGAATGGCGCGTCGCTGTCGATCAGCGGCTATCTGTACGCCGACGAGTCGCAAGACTCGCTTGATGCGCGTATGGACCTCTGCCGTGACTCGCTCGCGCGCCAGCAACAAGCGCTTGAAATTCCGGTACTGGAAGAGCGTCTTGCTCAGCTTGAGCGCACGAAAATCCAGATCATGGAAGCGTACGCCGACTTGATGGAAAAGCAGAAGCGCAAGCAACTGCCGTCTGCTGAAGCGTCGCACTTGAAGAACTATCCGACGCAGATCAAGCATATTGACGAAGAAATCGCCAAGGGCAAGGCGAAAATCGGCATGGTCAAGAAGGCGGCGTAATGGCTAAATTCCGTAAGAAACCGGTCGTGATCGAGGCGTGTCAATTCGACGGTACGTTCGCATCGATTGAGGCAATGCAAATACCTAGTTGCTCACAAGACTTCGGCAGTTGTACGCTAGAAATTGAAACGCTAGAAGGTGTAATGACGGCGCAAGTAGGCGACTGGATTATTCGAGGCGTGAAGGGCGAGTTCTACCCTTGTAAGCCCGATATTTTCGCTGCGACTTACGAGGCGGCGTAATGGCGTATCTGACGTCACAACAAATTGTCACCTTGGCGTGTCAAATCGCGAAGTGCCCTGGCTTTCTCGCGCAGGGCGGGCAATTTTTGAACATGACGTTGGAAGACCTTTGGTTGCACCGTGATCTGAAGATCAATCGCAAAACTGAGTTCATCACGGTGCAAGCCAATCTGTACGGCCCTTTCGTTTTGCCGCAGAACTATCAGCGCACGTACGACCTGTTCTTCCAACAGAACAACCTCCCGTACTTTCTGAATCCGATCAGTACGGAAGAGTACGACCAGGAATTCAAAGATCCGTCGATAGCGAACTACCCGTACGAGTTCATGACGATCCTGTATGACGAAGTGCAGGCGCTCCAACAAGTGCCGCCCTCCGCCGGCCAGCTTTTCATCTATCCGCAATCGTCCGGGCAAATCGTCCTGACGCACCGGTACATGGTGAAGCAACCGGATATCGTCGCGCCTGAGTCATCGAATACCATCCCGTGGTTCCCCGATCAGGATTACCTGATTACGGCGACCGCTAAGCGCTTGATGCAGATCACTGACGACACGCGCGAGGCGGAGTACGGCGCGCGCTGTGACGCGATGTTGCGCATCCATATCATCATGGAAGGCGACGAGCAACAGGTTGTGAAGTCGATCAAACTCGACCCCCGGCGCTTCCATTCGAATCGGACGCTCAAGCCGACCAAAATCACCGACTAGGAGACGCTGTGGCAATCCGCAACGGCCAGCCGGTACGATTCACCGCCAAGGGCATCTGCGATGCGTTCGACGCAACGGACGCGTTCGCGGGGGCATGCCAGAGCCTTACCAATCTGGTCTTCGATCAGGCGAACCCCGAACTAGTCGTGAGCCGTCCCGGCGTCGGCACGTCTCCCACCGTCTTCGGTTCCAGCCCGACTTTCATCGCGGGTCACGTCGTGATAGGGAATGTAGCTTACGGGTGGGTATCCGACGCTGTGTTCCCCGGCCACGATGAGCCGTTCGCATTCGACCTGGTCGGCGGCGTGTTCATCGCGATCACGGGCGCGACCGCGGGGAATACGCCCGCGTCTCCCGCGACAACTGGCGCGTGGACTCCGCCGACGTTCGCGGTCGTGAGCACCAAAATCCTGATGACGCATCCGGGGTTTAACGGTACCGGTTCGAATTTCTTTGGCGTCATCGATATCTCGAATCCCGCGGCGCCGACGTACACCTCCGCGAACACGGCAACGAACCCGCTTCCCGGCGTGCCGACTTCAGTTGCGAACTACAACAATCGCGCGTGGTACGCATTCGGCAACGTCGATTATTTTAGCGACGTGCTCGTACCGCTCACGCGCACGAACGCGTCGCAGTCCGTCACCCTGGGCGACCCCACGCCGATCACGGCGCAATCTGGACTACCTATCCAGACGACCTCTTCGGGCGTCACGGGCGCGCTTGTCGTGTTCAAGGGATCCAGCATCTGGCAGATTACCGGCGACTTAGCGACGAACAACCTGGCGCTGAACTTCATTACGCTCACCACGGGGTGCATCGCACCGCGTAGCGTCGTGCAAGGGCCGTTTGGCATCTTCTTTGTCGGTGTTGATGCGCCGTACATTCTGAACTTCCTAGGCGTGCTCTCGCCGCTCTCGCATACGCCCGGTAATGACGGCGTGGCCGATGTGCAAGTGCCGTTCCAGAACGCGATTACACCCTCGCGCATCGCGGCCTCGTTCTCGGGCAACATATTCCGGGTATGCGTCGCGACAACGATTCAAGGCGCGCAGCAGACAAACGATTATTGGTTCGACATTCGGCGCAAGCGCTGGACGGGGCCGCACACGTTCACTTACGATGCCATCTCGCAGTTCGGGAACAATTTCGTTATCTCCGGTATCGACCACGGTGCAAAGCTGTTTATCAGCCAAAGTTTGCCGACGAATTCGAGCACGTATCTGGACAACGGCACGCAACTGGTCAGCCACCTGAAGTCGTCTTCGTTCCCGAAAACCGGGCATATGCAGCAAGTACAGGTTGTCGAATCCACGATAGAATTCGCGTCAAGCGGTTTGTCAGTTCAATACCAGATCACCGGTTACGACGACCAGAACAATACGCTTGGCGCGGCGCAAGTAACCACGCCGCCGGTCGGGATCACGTGGGGCGGCGGGGCGCTGTGGGGCGGCGGCGCGATCTGGACGACCGCGCAACGCATACCGCACGTGTTCAATATCCCGTGGGCTGCGCCGCTGGTCTTCCAAAAGATGGCGCTCGACGTGCAAGCATCGTCGTCCAACAGTCTGTCTATCGGCACGTTCTTCGCCCGGTATCAAGACACCGGTTACACGAATCAGGGGTAAGCAATGCCAATTATCGGAACGCTACCGAACAACATCCAGAACGGGAATACGGTTGACGCTACGCCGGTCATGGCTGACTTCAACTTCATTGTGAATCAGGTGAACGCGAACGCGAACCCGATCGGCGCGCTGACCGCACCTTCCGGCACGCGTACGATATTCCACCAGGCGACAGCCCCCCTCGGCTGGACGATTGACGCGGCAGTCAATGACTACACCATTCAGGTGACTCCTAACGGCGGCGGCTTGGTCGGGGTGAACGGCTACAGCACGTTGTTCAACGCGCAATGGACGACGGACGGCCACGCGCTGACTACCGCGTAACTCGCAGCACACAACCACCCGATTAACGACCCTTCGCATACGCACACGGACGCGGGGCATGCGCACGTCTACCCGTCAGATCTGCTGGCATCGACAGGCACCGCCGGCCTTCTCGCCGCCAACCAGGGTATTTCCAACACGCGCCCTCTTAACACCCTTACGGGGAATGCGAATATCCAGGCGAATACGACAGGTATAACCGTCCAGAACGCCGGTTCCGGTAACGCGCACAGTCACACGAAGACATTTAACCTTCAAGCCGCACAGATGCTTATGTGCCAGAAGACATGAGCAAAGGTCCGGTTTGTCCGCTTCTTAAAAAGCCGTGCATTGAGCACGGTTGTAAATTTTGGGTGCACATCACCGGCATGCACCCGCAATCTGGCGCGAAGGTTGACCACTTCGATTGTTCAATAGCTTGGCTACCCGTCCTCCTTGTGGAAGCGACCCGCACGACCGGCGGCGTACAGGCAGCAGTAGAGTCGATGCGCAATGAAGTCGTGCAGCGACAAGACTCACTCAATAACGCCGTGGCACTAAGCCAACGGCAAACGGCCAAGCAAATCGGGGAACAGGAATGGACGACAGAACGCTTACCGAAAGCGACGTGAAAGCCATCGTTGACGAACTGGAAAGGCGAGCTACGCAGCGTTTTCAGTTGAACATCGGCAAAGGCGTACTATCTCTGGTA